CCACATCCACGACATCAACGACAACGACGACTACTACTTCTACTGTCCCCGAAACGACTGTCCCTGTCACCAACCCGACTACTACGACAGTTCAAGAAACAACCACCACCTCATCAACAACGACAACGACAACGACAAGCGTGCCTCAGACAACAACTTCTGTGGAGAACTCAACTAGCACTACTTCTTCCGTACCCCAAACAACAACAACAGAATCAACGACGACCACGACACAACCGCCAGCAGTTCCAACACCTGTTACACAGCCTCAAATATCCGAGCCAGAACCTGTTGAGCCTTCCGTTCCTGAAGAGCCTGAACAAACCGAGACAGGCACCACAAGCACGACAGTAGAGGAAGCCACGCCAGAAACGACGCTTCCCGAAGAAACAACAACGACAACTGAAACATACCCCGACACTACAGAAGAACCAGTCGTAGACACAACCCTGCCAGAAGAGCCTGAGACACCCCTAGAAGCCCCTCTAAGCGACGAAGAAGTGGATTCGCTAATAGCAGAGGCAGAAACCACAGAAGCCCTTGTGGAAGCCCTAGCCGAACTCAGCCCCGAACAAGTCGAACAAGTCTTGGAAACCCTGCTTGCTGAGGAACCAACCGAAGAACAAGCAACCGCCCTCGCGTCCAGTCCTGAAGTGCTTGCAATAGTTAGCACCGAGCAGGCGGCAGAAATCTTTGAGGCACTCAACATCGGTGAACTGTCAGACACGCAGACAGAAGAACTCATCGCCGCAATCGAATCTGCACCCACCGAAATCCGTGAAGAATTCGAGGACACCATCGACATCTTCGGCGAAGGCTTGGACGACTACACCCCTACTGGCTCCACCATCCCAGTCGGAGAACGCCGCACCCTAATTGCCGTCACCGCGGGGATAACCCTCGCCGCCGCAGGTACTAGAATTAGACGCTAATGAGAAAGTTCTTGGACTACCTAGCAGATAACGCATGGACATGGGCAGGTACAGGCATGGTCCTGATTACCCTGTCTGGTCCTACCTTGCGACAGGCAACCCTTATTACAGGCGTTGTTGTTTTGGTACACTCGTCATTAACCCTATCTAAGAAAGACTAGTCATGGCAAAACTTCAAAACATCATGTTCCGTATCGTTGCTTTGTTCGGTTCATCCGCACTTGCAGCAGTAGCTGGTGGAGCAATCATTGGCGTAGAACTCTGGAAGTCAGCAGCACTCGCTGGCATCATGGCATGCGCCCAAGTTGTTGAGAAGTTGTTGCGTTTCAGCGTTGACGGTTCACTCACCAAAGAAGAAATCGAACTCGCATTTACGGGTGCAGTTAAGGCTAAGCCTGAAGTAGCCGAATAATGGCTATGAAAAAGAAGGCAGGCAACGACCTACCAATCATTGATGTCAAACTCTGTTCGTGTCTTAAGAACGCGAAGCCTGGTGAACTCGCTCCGAAACTTCTTCGCAAGATTGAAGGCAAAGGAACACTCCACCATTGCGCGGCAGACGCATACGAAGCAATGGATGCGGCAGCAAATGCTGAAGGAATTGACCTCAGTCCGACAAGCCCAGCGGACACATATCGCACACTTGCGGTACAAGAATACGGATTCTTCCAACGATACACAACAAATGTAATCGCAGGTCAGAAGCCTCGCATCTATCAGGGCAAAGCATGGTATCTGAAGAAGGGCAACGCACCAATGGCAGCCCCTGGAACATCAAAGCATAACCTTGGTATTGCTATCGACATTGCTAACGCGAATGGTAAGCGTCTTGAATGGTTGAAAGCTAACGCTGTGTCATTTGGTTTCTCTTGGGAAGTAGTGCCAAGTGAACCATGGCATCTGAGGTACGTTTGTGGCGACAATAAACCACAACGTGTTCTTGACTGGTTAGCGAGCAAAGCAGTCTGATGTGGACGCTGGCTGGGCTGTCTTTCTTGCTGCTGTTGTGTCTAGTGTTGGCGGTTTGCTAACAGTTCTGTTGCAACAGTTCAGAAAAGAAAACGCTAAAGACCATGACATTGTGATGGGCATGTTGAAGATGGTGTACAAGAAGCAAGGTTCTGTTGAATACAAAATAGACAAAGTGTCTGACAAATTGAGTGAGCATTTAGAAAACCACCCGAAGTAATCGCAAGACAATTCCTAGGACTGGTATCTTGGTCGGTCCTATGACTCGCCAAACACTAGAAACAATCCGCAAATACCTAGTAACAGCAAGGGTTTCCCGTCCCGAAGAAGACGAATTCTTCCAAGCTTTAAACGAACTAGACCGTCTCCTCATTGCATCCTCGCGCCCGCGGGAAACAGTAAACTCTTGACATGGCAGAAGGGCTAACCCACCCAGTAGTAATGGTCACATGGATGGACGCGCATGCCGCCACAGAAACATGGACACCACTCGACAGCATCGACCAAGAACCGTGCATGGTAAACAGCTGTGGATTTCTACTGACTGCTGATGAAGGTGGCAAGCCAGACCACATCACCATCTACCAATCCAAAACAGATAGCGATGATGTTGATGGTGTGTTATGTGTTCCTGTTGCGATGGTGAAGACCATGAAAGTTTTCCCAAAAGATAGTTGACATACGGTATCACCATCGGATAAGGTGAACCGCAAGGGAAACAACAAGAAGGGACATCATGCAAATCAACAGATACCGCATTACTAAAAACGAACACGGTGGACAAGACTGGTTGAACGACCGCTTCTGGGATGCACAGAAACGCAAACGTGTTTCAGCATCAGCAGTAGCTGCCATCTACGGACTACACCCATTTGTACCAGCAGACAAGTACGCTGCCGAATTGTTAGGTGACATACCCCCTGCACCTATCGAACCAACATGGGCAATGACCCGCGGCAACGACCTCGAACCACTCTGCATCAAATGGGCAATAGACAAAACAGGAATCCCATTCACCACACCTGAAGAAATGTTTGTTGCAGAAACAGACAACGGTGCGCGAATGATTGCCACACTCGACGGCTTCTATGAGAACGGTGACGAGCGAAAGATTCTCGAAATCAAAACCTCATCACGCCCATGGGAAGGTGAACTACCTGACTACTGGCGCATCCAAGGAATCCAGCAAGCCATCTGCGCTGATACAAACCTCGTTACATGGGGAGTGTTCGATAACACGATGAGCCTGTACATCTATGAGCAACACATCAGCGATGGTGAGAAACAAGAACATTGTGATGCTGTAGCCAAATGGTTGTCCGCTATCGACATGGACATGACACCAGAAGGCGTGAACTGGTCATACGAAACCATCACTAGCCGCTACCAAAAGGTAGAACACACAGCGATAGAACTACCAGTAACCGCCAAGGAACTTGTAGCACAACTGAAGCATGTGAAGTCAGAAGCCAAGTCTCTAGCAGAACTTGAAGACAGACTGAAGGCTGAACTGTGTGAGTTGATTGGACCGAACGAAGTTGCTACGGTTGACGGAACAATCATTGCAACATGGAAGGGACGCACATGGGAATCGTTGGACATTAAACGATTGAAAGCCATGGAACCTGAGATAGCAGCAAAATATAGTAAGCCAACAACAACACGAACACTTCTCTTGAAGGGAGAAAGATAATGGAAAACCAACAACTGTCAACAGCTCTAATACAGCAAGAAATCAAAGCAGCATTACTCGATGTACTCAACAAGCATGGTGTACCTGACAAGTCAATCGTCGGCAAACTCCCACGCGGCGGAGGTTCACTCGATTTTGTCGGGCATGCGGAAATCACCAAAATTCTCATCGAGGTCGACCCACTATGGTCATGGCAACCATGTGGTTGGACTGATGGACGACCAGCAATTCATGTAGTGAATGGCATGGCTGTGATGTGGGGAATCCTCACCGTCCACGGCAAAGACATCATCGGTGTTGGCTCAGTCAAACACGACAAAGCAGAGTTGGACAAAGAACTTATCGGAGATTTCCTACGCAACGCCGCAATGCGTTTCGGAATCTCACTATCCCTGTGGTCAAAGCAGGAATGGGAAGGACAAGAAATAGCGGGGAAGGTACAGACCAACAGCAAGGTAGCGAATCCGCTTGCTACCAAACCTGCTGAACCTTCTCCCGTGAACGAAGACAAACCACTAACACAACAACAAGTAAAACAATTCGTTGACGCTTGTGACAAGATTGGTTTGGACCCAGCCATCGTTGCATCAAAAGCAAAGTTGAACTGGGATGGGGTAATCATGCAGTCACAACTACCTATCTTGCGTGACGCTTTCACCGCTATGAAGAACGAGGGTGGTAACTAATGGCGGCGAAACGCACCGTAGACCCGACAGGTTCAGCACCGTCAACCAAGATGGTGTCAATGCGATTGACCGCACACCAACTGTCATGGGTGGAAACGATATGCAAGAAACGTGGATGGTCGCGTAGTGCGCTGTTCCGTTTGCTACTGGATGAGGAGGTGCAACGTGTCGAAGGAACGAGCCAAGGGAACTAGCTTCGAAACATTCATCGTTAACTATCTGAAAAACTTTTATCCTTTTGTTGAGCGTCGCACATTGCACGGCACATTAGATAAAGGTGACATCGCAGGTACTGACCCTCGTCTCGTGTGGGAATGTAAGAACCAGAAGACATTGAACTTTTCTGGGTGGTTGCATGAAGCTGAGAACGAACGGAAGAACGCGGGTGCAGAGATTGGGATTGTGGTGGCGAAGCGTCGCAACTACGGCAACCCTGCTGACCAGTATGCGCTGTTGCGTTTAGATGACCTAATGAAAATATTAAAACAGGCAGGCTACTAATGGAGAGCACAGAAGATTGTCCGTGGGACACAAGCCCTTCAACTGTTGAGGGGATGCTGGCTTCATGCAATGCACAGAAACAATGGGAAGCAGAGCATGGTGGTTCAGCACCATACACATGGTGCATCATCCCTACCATAACCATGTTCGGCGAACTGTGCAGAAAAGTTATTGAACTTGAGCAGGCTGCTAATGGTTGAGCGTACCGAAGGGTACGAACCATCACACGACATCAAACAATTTGACTTCACAAAAGATTTAGAGTTTGGTCATCACGGTGAAGAACTAGTACAACAATTTCTTTCTGAGCTGAGCAAAGGTTCATTCGAAGTAAAGTACGACCGCTTCCGCAACGGACGCATCTTCGTGGAGTACGAGCAGAATCCGCGTGATACAGGATGGAAGCCATCAGGAATAGCCACTACTAAAGCCAAATGGTGGGTGTATTTGTTCTCACCCAATGCGTTTGTTATAATTGAAACCAGCAGGCTACGCCGATACATAAAAGCAAATGTCGAGAGATTACAAATCCGAACGGCAGCCGCAGACTCCACAAATCCAGCGAAAGGATTTCTCATATACCCAGAGCAAGTCAAGGAGTTGATGTCAGTATCCACCTACGATTAGGAGAAACAATGTTAAAAATTTTTACAGCTTTACTTATAGGTTTAGGGGTAGCAGGGGGAACGGTAGCGATGGCACAAGCACCAGCAGAGACGACGACAGGAACGCCATCCGCAACCAGCAATGTTCGTTTAGTAAGGGAAGAACCACTACCAATTCCAGCTGACGCTAAAGTCCCCCAATGGTGGGCATTGGCACGGCAAGTTGGTTGGAAAGAGGACGCTATGCGCACACTCGACCATGTGATTTTTAGAGAGAGCCGTGGCATAAACCGTTCTTTCAACCGTGAAGACCCTAATGGTGGCAGCCGATGCTTGCTTCAACTGAATGGTTCATGGACAGGATGGCTAACCGATAAGGGCATCATCACTAAACCAGCAGACCTATTCAAACCAGTTACTTGTCTAACCGCAGGACTAGCCATCTACCAGTACGGTGTTGACCGTTACGGTTTCGGGTGGGGTCCGTGGGCTATCAAGCCGTAAGATAGGCAACCATGAAGGGGCGACACACAACATCATGGATATGCGATAGATGCTCTATGCGTCTTGTTACCCATGTCAAAGTTTCCGAACCACCAACCCATGTTTGTATTGGGCGTGAACGGAATAGCACAACAAACAACATCCATCCAATGAAAGAAGAAACCAAATGAATAACATCACCATTGTCGGCAACGCTGGCAAACCAATCGAGTTGAAGTACACCACATCAGGACTAGCACAAGGCACATTCACGGTGGCAACAACATCAGGTAAAGATGAAAAGAAAGTTACCGTATGGCACAACGTCACCGTGTTCGGTCAGATGGCAGAGCATGCAGCATCATCGATTGAAAAGGGTAGCCGTGTCATCGTGTCAGGCAAGCTTGACATCTCATCGTATGAGGATAAGAAAACTGGTGAGAAGAAGTGGACAACAAAAATTTTGGCAGACGAAATCGGTTTGACTGTCAGGTTCAATGCTGTGTTCGCTGACAAGACTGAACAAACGATGAAGCAAGTTAGCCAAAAGTTTGGTGCTGTTCCTTTCTTGGGTGACGAAGAAGCGTTCTGATGTTCACTGATTTCAGCGCATGGTTGAAGTCTGGGATGGACAACGGGTGGATTTCACCGCCTGTTTGTTACACCCATGACGGGATACCTATGTCCATTACTGAGGACGCAGAGTTCACTGACGGGTCAGACCCTTGCATACATGTCATTAGATGTTATGAGGATAGACAACAGAAGGAACAGATTGAGGCGAACAGTTTCCAAACGGTGTGGCGTAACCCATTCAGAGATGAGGATTATGAAGGGAAGTGAGGTTCTGTTAGAGGCGCACAGTCTCATCACAGGTGACAGGCACGCTGCTTATGCTCATCCGTTAGAGGATTACACACAGACCCGTGACATCTTCAAAGCTCTCACAGGGATAGACATGACTGTCGAGCAAGCCATCTTGTTCATGGTGTCCGTCAAACTATCTCGCCTGAGAACAGCGTTAGCTGAGGGTAGATGGGCGCATGACACCGTGGTAGATACCGCAGGGTATATCGGTTGCTTGTCAATGGTGAACGCCAAACAGATTGAGAACATACTGAACGGGGTCGAGTGATGGTGCAGAAAGGCGAGCGTAAACCTTGCCCGTGTGACTTCCCGATTGGGAGAACACCCCTCGTGTGTGGTAAACCTGAAGAAGATGACGACGACTGAACTTCCCGATGGCTCATGTGTCCACCCGTGTGGGCATGTTGGCATATGTGACCATTGTGGAACGATAGAAAAAGCTGTCGCAGTGTGGACAGATTTCGAGATAGACGGATGCGAATGTTTATGTCATGTGTTACGGCGACATATCGCAACAGCAAAGAAGAAGGGTAAAAAGAAATGACAATGCACCCAGCATGGTATGAGAAGGCAAACTGTATAGGTGTTGGTGGGGACGTGTTCTTCCCTGAGCCACAGGTTGGTGTGAACCACCGAGATTTTTTTGATGAGGCACAAACTTATTGCAACAAATGTACGGTACGGTCAGCTTGCTTGGAGTATGCAATGGAAGCTGAGACGAATGATATTCGTAGGTTCGGTATGTTCGGTGGGCTTACTCCTCGTCAGCGTGATGCGCTGGCTAAGAGGCGTTCGGGAAAGTGAAAAGCCCCACTACGACACAGAGAAGGGGAAATCTGTGGAGCGGGGCAATTCAACTTGTAACTCTAACACATTATTTGCGGTAGCGTATCACCTTGTAGTTGGCGTAGCGGTAAAGCATTGAGTTATCTGCTGTGGCTTCGGCTTGTTTCTTGCAACGGAACAGGTACGCTTTGGCGGGTTCGGGGCTGAAGGTGTGACCGTTGTATTGGTAACAGCCACGCCA